CTAAATTCCATAACTCAATATGCTCTTGAAAAGCAACTTTCACAAATACAGGCGTTCTATCAAAAATACGCAAATACTAATGGCTTATCGCTGCAAGATGCTAAGAAACAATTAACAGATAGAGAATTAAAAGCATTTAAATTAACCCTCAAAGAATACACAAAACTAGCACAACAAAAAAACTTATCCAATAAACAAATTAAATTATTAGATAATGCATCTATTCGTTCCAGATTATCACGCATCGAAGCCTTATGGGTACATACACAACAATTTGCAGAAGAAATGGCTGCTGATATAAATGCAGAAATGACTACTTTTTTGTCTAAACAATATCAATCTAGTTATTATCAAGCAGCCTATTTAACTCAATCTCTTATGGGTAACTACCAGACATTTAGACAAGTACCTAAAAAACAAATACTGGCAGCTATTCAAGAACCCTGGAATGCATTAAATTATTCGGAACGTATATGGAGACAAAGAGATACATTAATTATTAAATTACAGCAAGAAATCACACGTTCTTTCATTGCACAAGAAGCATCTGAAAGAACGACAGAACGTATTTCGCAAGCATTTAATACACAAACTTCTAATGTACGTAGATTAGTAGAAACTGAAACTGCTTATATACAAGAAAAAGCTCTCGTTAATTCTTTTACAGAATTAAATGTAAAACAATATCAGATATTGGCGACACTCGATAAGCACACATCCTCTACATGTAGGCATCTCGATAAAAAAGTCGTTAATCTTTCTGACTGTAAATTAGGTGTAACTGCACCACCATTTCATCCTTATTGTCGGTCCACGATGATTCCTTATGTAAAAATAAATGAACGTGCATCTAGGCCAGACACTAAAACTGAATATATACCAGATATGAATTATCAAGAATGGGAAGACAAATATTTAACATAAATATCTTGTCTTTTTTTATTGCTTAAAGACGATAAAGAACAAGCAATAGCAATTAATCCAATGTGAGATGTGACTCACGAAAATAAAACGAAACGTATTAATTAATTCAAGGAGTATTTTATCCATGACAAAAGAACAACTTCAAGCCCTCAATCTTACAGAAGAACAAATTAATGCCATTATTGAAGATTATGGCAAAAACTATGTATCGAAAGCACAATTCAACGAAAAAAACGATGCATATAAACAAGCCAAACAAGAAATTGAAAACCTAACGAATGATATTAGCACTTTATCCGAAGCTAATAAAGCGAATGAAGCATTACAATCTCAAATTAAAGAACTTCAAGATGCCGCTACTCAAAGGGAAGCTGATTATAACGAAAACATTAAAAATATGAAAATTGATACAGCTATCACAAAAGCATTAAGTAAAAGCGGTGCTATGAATGAAACTATTTTAACTGGCTTATTAGACCGCACAAAAATAGCTATCGGTGAAGATAATACCATCACAGGTATTCAAGAACAAATTGTGGCATTAAAAGAATCTGACCCTTATTTATTTAAACAAGACTCCATTAAGGGCGTTGTTCCTGGTGATGCAACTCCTAAAACACATGACGGTATCACGAAAGAACAATTTAATAAAATGTCTTATCTTGACCGTGTACAACTTCAAGAAACTAACCCAGATTTATATTCTGAACTTTCTAATTAATTAATAAAAAGGAATTTAACTAACAATGGCTAACGAAACAAAACTCGCTAATATTATTAATCCACAAGTAATGCAAGATATGGTATCTGCTGGCTTACCTAAAGCATTAAAATTTACACAATTCGCAGCAGTAAATGAAGACCTTAAAGGTGTTCCTGGTGACACTATCACAATTCCAGTATGGGCTTACATCGGTGCAGCTGAAGATGTTGCAGAAGGTGCAGAAGTAACGACTACTACTATGACTGCTTCCACTAAAACTGTACAAATTAAAACAGCTGGTAAAGCTATCACTTTGACAGATAAAGCAGTTAACTCTGGTTTGGGTGACCCTGTCGGTCAAGCTACTCATCAATTATCTTTGTCTATGGCAGATAAAATTGATAACGATGTATTAGAAGCATTGGCTACTACTTCTTTGACAGCTACTTCTACTAAAGTTATTTCTTATGAAGGTGTTGTATCTGCTGTCGATAAATTGAATGAAGAAGGCAATACAGAAAAAGTATTGTTCGTAGCTCCTAGCCAAGTAACTACTCTTCGTTTGGACCCTAACTTCATTGACCGCAATAAATATAATGGCGACGTTATGATGAACGGTGAAATTGGTATGATTGCTGGCTGTCGTGTAGTTGCTTCTCGTCGTATTAATGATTCTAAAGCAAATATCGACAACTTCATCGTATGCTTGTCTCCAGAAGTAGAAGATGGTACTCCAGCTCTTCCAGCTGTAACTATTTATACTAAAGCTGAAACTATGCTCGAAATTGAACGTCATGCAAAAGCATTGTCTACTGACGTTGTAGTATCTGCACATTATGCTGTAGGTTTGACTAACGAATCTAAAGTCGTTAAAGCAACATTCAAAAAATAATATAGGTTAACACATGGAACATATTAAAGAACTCATTCGTATGGCTACACATTTTAATGTAACGCCAGATTATGACAATGTTCTTCAATATATCTATGATTCAGAACGGCAATTTCTTTTGAATATTTTAAATGATGAAGAGTTGCCTTCTGAACTTAACCAATTATTAGATAAACGTGTAGCAGCAAGATTTATTGAACATCATAAAGACACTATTTTACAATCTTCTGATTTACAACCTATCTCTAAATTAAAAGAAGGCGACACAGAAATTAATTTTGATGGTGCTCATAATGCAGCTACTACTTTATCTACTCTTACATCTAAATGGTTATCACTAGAAGGTACTGATATTACATGTTATCGAAAATTAAGATGGTAGCTAGACAACATTACGAGCGGCTCTATACCGATACATGTATTTTGACTGAACAGCGAAAAGCCATACAAGACCCTACGACAGGCATCATTACAAATGGCGAACTCGAAGAAGTGAGTTATCCTTGTCGGTTATCTTTTAAGACACTTCAAACAAATGATATCGTTAATAAATTACCTTCCGCATCACAAACTGTAGTTTTATTTATGTCTCCAGACGTTGTGATTAGACCTGGTACTGATATTGAAGTGATTAGAAATAACAGACATTTTAAATATACAGCTGCTTCACAAGTAGCATTATATGACACACATCAAGAAATCCAACTTACGTTAAGGAGCAAGCATAATGGCTGATGTAACGATAGATTTATCTGGCTTCGATGAATTAATTAAAAGAACAGAAGCATTACAACATAATCTTCCTTCTTTAAATGAAAATATCACAGATAATTTAGCACAGAATTATTTAGCACAAGCTATTGCAGCTACTCCAGTCGGTGAAGTAAATATATCACCAGACGGTAAATATCGTACACATTCTGAACATATGAGACGGTCCTGGGAAGCAGAACGTATTAATGATACGACTGTTAAAGTACAGAACACAGCATCGTATGCTTCATATGTAAATGATGGCCATAGACAACAACCAGGGCGTTTTATTCCTGTATTAGGTAAACGCTTAACTAAGTCATTCGTAAAAGGTCTACATATGCAAGAGAAGGCAGAAGCAGCTACAAGAAAAGCTTCTGACGGTATATTAAAGAACGCTCTCGATGAATATTTAGCATCATGGAGCAAATAATACATGAATTATATTAACGAAATACAAAAAGCTATAGCTAAAGCATTATTTAATTCTTTTAACTATCCTATTTATATAGACGAAATAAAATCAGATGCACAATTTCCTTGCTTCGTCATCGAAACATTAAATACAGAACAAAAGCATTTACTAGATATTCGTTATGAAAGAAGAAATGACTTTGATATTATGTTCTTTATTTCTGATGATGATTATATTGAAGCACAACAGGAACAAATTAATCCGATAACTGAAAGTCTTTATTTTGATTTAGAATATATCACATTATCTGATGGTTCTTTATTAAATGGTATTGATATGAGTCATCGAATTACAGACGGTATTCTACATTTTAAAGTGTCTTATGAATATCATATCTTAAAAGTACGTCATGATGCTGACCCTATGCTTACATTACATCAAAATCAAGAGGTGTCCAATGCCAAGAGCAAAGAAAACTGATACAGATAATACAGAAGTAGTAGAAGTAACGAACGAAGTGAGTGAAACTACAGCTCCTACTTTTAGTCCAGAAGTTATTATGGCTTCTGACCGTTTTAGACAATATGCTGATTTAATTGCAGCTGTTATTGAAAATCGTGAATACAGTATCGAAGAAGTAGAACAACTTATTCAAGATACTCTTAATAAACCTATCGTAGAAACAATTAATGATTAATTAAAAAGGAGACTAACCCTATGGCATTAGGCGGCGGTTACTGGCTTTTCCAAAATAAGACATTGCCAGGAGCATATATTAATTTCGTTTCCAAAAATAAAGCATTTGCTGAAGTTGTTGACCGTGGTTATGCAACTATGGCACTTTCTTTAGATTGGGGCGAAACAGGTAAAATCGTGCGTATTGAACAAGAAGAATTCCAAAAGGATTCTACTAAAATCTTTGGCTACGATTTTGCACATGAAAAAATGAAAGGTCTTCGTGACTTATTCATTAATACTAAAACATTATATTTATATCGTTTGAATTCTGATGCAGTTAAAGCACAATCTACTATCGCAACTGCTAAATGTGGTGGTGTACGTGGCAATGATATTGCTGTTGCTATTTCTGCTGACATTAACGATGCTTCTAAATTCGTAGTGACTACATATTTGAAAACAGATGATGTAGTTAAAAAAGTAGATGAACAAACTGGTTTGGCTACACCTAAAGAACTCGAAGATAATGCATATGTAACATTTAATGAAATGTCCGCATTTACAGCACAAGCAGTTACATATTTAACAGGTGGTACTAACGGTACAGCTGTACAAGCATCTGACTATCAAAAATATATTGAACTTATCGAACCATTCTATTTCAATGTATTAGGTTATACAGGTACAGATAATACAATTCAAAACTTATTCATCGCATTCGCTAAACGTACACGTGAAACGACTGGTCAAAAATTCCAAGTATGTCTTTATAATAACACTCGTGCTAATTATGAGGGCGTTATTTCTTTGGCTAATAAAGTAACAGATAGCGGTGCTGAACCTGGTGCTGGTGTATATTGGCTTACTGGTGCAGAAGCATCTTGCCCTATTAATAAATCTTTGACCAATAAAATTTATGACGGCGAATATAACTTCAACGTGCAATATAAACAATATGAATTAGAACAATTCATTAAAACTGGTCAAATTGTATTCCATAACGTAGCAGATTCTGCATCTGGCAACGTTAAAGGTAACACTCGTTTGTTATCCGATGTTAATACATTCACTGAATTCTCTAAGGAACGTACTAAAGACTTCGCTCTTAACCAAGTTATTCGCGTTTTGGATAACTCCGCATACGATGTAGCTCGATTATTTAACAATTATTATTTAGGTAAAACACCTAATGATAAAGATGGCCGTATTGCATTATGGAACGACATCGTTAAATTATTCGAAGATTATGCTAAAGTACGTGCAATTAAAGAATTTGAGTCCAAAGATGTAGAAATTCCTACTGAAGGCGACGAAAAAGGTTCTGTAGTAGTTAACTACGAAATCAATCCTACAGTTGCTATGGATAAATTATATGCTACTTGCTACGTGAAATAAGGAGTACTAAATAATGGCAGATAAAGCTCAAACTATGTTAGCAAAAGACGTTATTCGTGCAGTCGAAGCTCGTGCTTATATGACTATTAACGGTAAACGTCGTTTGTTACTTAATGCTAAAAAAGTCACTATTAAAGTTGATAAAACTAAAGAAGAAGTGGCTATTTTAGGCCGTATTAATAAAGGCAATAAATCTACTGGTGCTAAAGGTACTGGTAGTATGACAGTATATGATAATACACCTATCTTTACAGAATTAATGCTTGATTTTATGAATCATGGTAAAGATGTGTATTTTGACTTGCAAGTAACTAATGAAGATTCTGATAGTGCTGCTGGTTCTCGTACAGTTGTTATTAAAGGTGTTAATATCGACAACTTTGATTTAACTTTATGTGATGCTGACGGCAAATATTTGGAACAAGACGTAGACTTCACATTCGAAGGTCTTGAAATTCCAGAAAACTTCAAAGAACTTGATGGTATGCAAGCTTAAATTAATTATGTAAATCTTAGATAAGGGGCCTCATGGCTCCTTATATTTTTATAATCAAGGAGATTAACCTCTATGGCAGATATCAAAAATATGTCTTTAAATGGATTCTTTAAATCTAATGCTAAATCTTTACCAGATGTAAAGGTAGTCGTATCTGAACGCTTCACTAATGAAGATGGCAGTCCTATTGAATGGGTATTGCATCCTATTAGTACTAAAAAAGTAGAAGAAATTACAAAACGAAATACTAAAACTACTATCAAAAACGGCAAGAAAGAGTCTATTGTTAATGAAGAAAATCTTAATGCAGAACTTCTCGAAGCTGTTGTATTGTATCCTTCTTTGAATGATGCAGAACTACAAGATTCTTATGGTGTATCCTCCGCTAATGAATTGCTAAGTGTTATGTTATATCCTGGCGAAACACAAGTCTTAACTAATGCTTTACAAGAAGTTATGGCTGGCACTAAAGCTAACGATATCGACGAATTAAAAAACTAATAGAGGAGAACCCAGAGGCATATCTCTACCATAGGGCCCTCCAAGATTTACATATCCGTCCGCTCGAATTAAATTCTATGGATGAACAAGAACGCAATTTTATTTTTGCTTCGTTAGCCATACGAGAAAAGGAGCGTGACTACATTTCTAAAGAATTAAAACGCAATAAATCAGGAGTAGAATATGTCTATATTATCTAACACGATAAAGTTAAATAACGGTGTTTCTCCTGTTCTTAACAATATTAGTCAAACGGCTGGTACAGCATCAAATAGTATGTCAAATTTTGCTCAACAAGTTACACATACTGGTAATGCTGCTAATAAAACAAATGGTTCTTTATCGAATTTAAAAGCTATCTTTTTAGGTTCTTTAGGAGCTAATATAGCAGCCGCAGCTATTCAAAAAGTCGGTGATGCTATTGGTCATGTATTCGACATGGCACAAGAGTTTTCATCTATACAAGCCAGACTCGGTTTAATAGTCGGTGAACAAGGTAACGTAGCAGCCTTAAATAAAGAAATTTATGAATCTGCAAGACGTTCTCGCACTGAATATGCTTCTATGGCTGAAACAGTAGCTACGTTATCACAATCAGCTCACGATGCTTTCCCAGACCCTAAAGAAGCCGTAGATTTTGCTGAAAAAATTAACAAAGTTATGGCTATCGGTGGTACGACTGGCGAAAATAAAAAGAATGCTATGATTCAGTTGACACAAGGTTTAGCTTCTGGTCAATTACAAGGCGATGAATTTCGTTCTATTGCTGAAAATGCTCCAATGATTGAAAACATCATAGCTAAAACTATGGGTGTTTCTCGTGGTGAATTAAAGAAACTAGCATCCGAAGGTAAAGTTACAGCCGAAGTTATTAAGAAGGCTATGACAGATAATGCTGATGAAATTGAAGAAGCATATCGTAAATTGCCACATACATTCGCTGATTGGGCCACTGATATTAAATCGGTAGCAGAATATGCTTTTGCTCCAGTATTTAATGTTATTAATGAGTTAGCTAATTCACCAGAATTTAGAGAATTCGTAGATAGCATAGAAAATAATATTCAGTATATAGCGCCTATTATTAAAAATGTATTTAATGAAATATCATATGCATTTAAGCAAGTATTAACGACAGGTCAACAAGTATTTGGCTGGCTACAAGAAAATGCATGGTTAGTACATGGTGCTTTATTTGCATTAGCTACTATAGCTCTTGTATATGCTGCTAACTGGTTAGTGGCTACAGCTTCTACCGTAGCGGCAACTGTTGCTCAATGGAGTTTAAATACTGCTATGTTAGCTTGTCCAGCAACCTGGGTAGCATTAGCTATTATGGGTATCGTAGCTGCCTTATATCTCGTTATCGATATGTATAACGAATGGACTGGTAGCACATATACAGTAGTCGGTGTTATTGCTGGTGTATTCGGTGCATTATGGGCTATTATTTATAATCAAATTGCTTATATCTGGAATGTCTTTATTATCTTCGCCAACTTTATAGCTACAGTATTTAATAATCCAGCAAAAGCTATTAAAAATTTGTTTGGTAGCTTATGGAACAACTTAGTCGAATTTGCTGTACAAGGTATTAATGCGATGCTTGATGTCATGAAGCAAGTACCATTCCTTAAAAAATTATTAGATGGTGTCGGTCATGTCGTAGCTTCCAGATTCCAAGTACAAGTCGATGCTGGTGCATTTGATAATGAGAAAATGCAATATAAAAACCTTGCAGAAACAGCTGGTGCATTTCAAGATGCTGGCGATAGTATTGTGGGGAAAATTAGTAATGTTTTTACTGGTAATGATAGCTGGACGCCAAATGGAGATGAAAATAACAATAACTCTAGCAACGACAAACGTGCAGCCGTATCTGATGCTGCTAAAGACACAGCTAAAAATACTGGCAAAACTGCTAAGAATACAGAGAAAACTGCTAAAGCATTACAATTAACAGCCGATGAAATTAATACCTTACATAAAGGCATTATGAACGATGCTATTAAATCCTGGTCTCAAAGAACTATCCATTTAAATGTGACAAATAATAATACTATCGATTCTTCTGTTGATTATAACGACTTTAATACTAACTTCGCTGATGGTTTAGCTAATGCATTCAAACGAAATACTGGGGAGGCTTTAACATAATGTATTATTTTTATTTAGATAACCTCCAAATCCCTATTCCGCCTAAAACACTTGATATTTCTTATAATAACAAGAATGAAACGGTAGATTTATTACAGACTGGTGAAGTAACGATACCTAAACCATTAGGTTTAACTGAATATTCATTTGAAATATTGTTGCCTAATAATAAATATCCTTTTAATCAATCTATGTTGGAAAAAGGCAAAAAAGCCGAATATTATGCTAAAAAAATACATAGCATGAAATTGGCTGGCAATCCTGTTAAATTCACCGTAGTTCGTATGAAACCGACTGGCGAAATGCTGAGTATGATAACAGAGCGTGTCACTATCGAAAATATGGCTACTAAAGAAGACCATGATTATGGCTTCGATATGTATTTCACTATCACGTTAAAACAATGGCGTGATTATGGTACTAAAAAATTAGTCATAGAAGAAAATAAAGATGGTACTGCTAATGCTTCCGTTAAAACAGAACGTCCTACCGATAAAATTCCAGCTAAAGAAGTTAAATCTCCTAACGGTTTTAATAAAGCAACTTTACAAAGAGTCGTTAAGCAACAATTTGGAGATACGAATAATCTATTTAAAATTGCCGCCTTAAATAAAATTGGTGTTCCATGTTATTTAGGTGCGACACAAGCTATTAGTATGTATGAAGAAGGAAAGGGAACAGATGCATGGATGAATCTCATTCTGAAAAAATAACACATGCTCCTCTTCGTGTTCGATACGAATTAATAGTGATGCATGATAGAAAAGACATGTATTTAATAGACCCGCAAGATGGGGTTACGCTTGACCGTAGCCCTGACCTTGCTCCAGCTAAATTATCCTTTAGAGTATTTAAAGACAAAGTGCTTAATATTGAAGAAGGCGATTTAGTGAATTTCAAAGTAAATGGCAAATTAGTATTCGTTGGTTATATCTTCGAAAAGAAACGTTCTAAAGATAACTTTATTGAAGTAACAGCATATGACCAATGTAAATATTTAAAATCGGAAGGCTATTATGTATTTGACGGTAAAAAGACTGCTTCTGAATTAATTAAAGCATTGGCAGAAGACTTAGCTATTAAAGTAGGCGATATTACACCAACTACTTACAAGATTGGTTATATTTACGATGGTAAAACATACCAAGATATCATCCTAGATATGTTAAAACAAACTAGCATTTATTCGCCAGCTATACCTGTTATGAAGCCATTAAAAAAACAGACTGATAGTAACTTTACAGGTCCGAATGGTACGTATTATGAACAAAATGATATCGATTATTTAACATCTCATGGCTATAAACAAGAAGATGCATTAGCTGAACTTGCCAAGTCAGATAAATATAAAAAACAAGATGAAGAAATGAAAGAAAGAAAACCTGTATATATTGCTTATGACGATAACGGTCTTTTAGTCGTTAAAGAATTAAACGATATGATAACCGATGTTCTTATCGATGCAACACAAGTAGGTGATTATTCTTATACTTCTTCTATTGAAGATACATTTACACAGATATTAGTAGTCCGTGAAGCCAATGTCATGAAAGATGGCAAAAAAACTAAAGAATTTTTGCGTACTGGTTCAGCCGCTGCTAAAAACGAAATAGCTAAATGGGGTGTACTTCAAAAGGTTATTAAACCAGATGATAAAAAAACTAATGTTATTGAATTTGCTAAAAATAGACTAGAGACATTAGCTAAAAAAACACATACATTACGATTAAAAGAATGTTTAGGTCATACAGAAATACGACCTGGTTCTGGTATTTGGCTTAACTTTAATGTTGGTGACCAAATCATTAATGAATTAGTGTATGTACAGGCTGTCACTCATAACTTTAATAATAATAAACATGTAATGGACCTCGACGTTATTTATTTCGATAAACAAAAAACAGACATTACAGTTATCGATAATGGCGACGAAGAAATTAGAAAGAGAATTCAAGCTATGAATAAAAAATCTGGTGGTACTGCAAATGGTTCTGGTGCTTCTGGTAATGCTACAGCTACGAATGCTGGTGTACAAGCTGGCTTCGATTCTATTGAAGGTACTTCTTCTCCATATGGTGATGTAGGCTGTGTTGATAGAGCAACAGCTGGTGGTTCTTACTATAATAGCGATTTAGCTGATGCGTATAATCAAGGCATTAAAGACGTACCTGGATTAAAAACATTTATGAATGGACGTGGTTATGCTATTGAATCCTTTAATGGTACAGCTAATCCTGGCGATATTTTAATTTATGACGGTGATGAACATGTCGTTATTGCCGATGGTGCTGGTGGCTGTGTAGGTAATAGTACTAAAGCTGGTTCTGTTATTCATTATTCAGACGTTAATTATGCTTATCATAATGGCACACCGCCTACTCATATTATTCGAACAGGTGTTAAATAATGGAAAACGATTTTAATAAAATACTCAATGTTATTAAATCAGCGGCTGTTAGTGCTGTCGAAAATACAAAGCCAGCTACTATGTTAGTTGGTTTAGTTGTATCTGAATCACCACTTCAAATAGCACTTGATTCTACGTTAATTATTCCAGAAGACCGCATCATGTTAACTAAAAATACATGTGAATGGACGATGGAAATGAGTGTTGACCATATCACAGAAAATAGAAGTGGTGGCGGTGGCTATGCTGAATTTGCTAGTCATAACCATGACTATAAAGGTAGAAAAAAATATTTAGTACATAACCAATTAAAAAATGGTGATTTGGTATGGTTATTTCAAGAAACTGGTGGCCAACGCTATATTGCCATTGACCGTGTATATAATCCAAATGAAGGGTGTACAACTAAATAATGGCATTAACTCCTATGTCTAGTCATAACCAACTTGATAGCAGTTTAGTTATGAAACGACAAACATCAAACACTTTCAGAGTCAGATACGAAAATGATTATAAAATAATCGGTATGTGTGATGACTATGAAGCTATGAAACAAGCTATCTTTAAAATTATCAATACAGAACGCTACAAATATTTAATATACGACTGGAATTATGGCATCGAATTAAATGATTTAATTGGAGAAGCTATTCCTTATGTATATGCAGAAATTCAAAGACGTATCACGGAAGCATTATTAGCTGACGATAGAATTGATAAAGTATATGACTTTAATTTCTCTAATAATGGTGGCGATGTATTGTGTGTATTCTCGTGCGACACTATTTACGGCACGATTAATGATATATATAAAGAGGTAACAGACTATGTACGAAAATAAAACTTATGAAAATATATTAGCTGATGCCTTATTTAGAACCGATACTAAATACGATAAACGACAAGGCTCTATGATATATGATTCATTAGCTCCTTTTTCTTTTGAGTTAGCTGAAGCATATATTATGGCACAAGTGATTTTAAGACAAACGTATGCTAAAACAGCTGACCGAGCTTTTTTAGAATTAAGAGCACTCGAATTTAATATCGTACCTCGTGAAGCTACAACAGCTGAAGTTAAAGGCGTATTTGATAGAGCTGTCGATATCGGTACTCGTTTTAATTTCGAAGATTTAAATTTTCGTGTGATTGAAGCCATTAATTTATCTAACAATGAATTTAAATTAATCTGTGAAACTCCTGGTGCTAAAGGCAATTATTGTATAGGACGTATCACTCCAATTAATAGTATTCCTGGACTACAATCCGCACAAATTACAGAAGTATTAGTACCTGGTCAAGACGAAGAAGATACGGAAGCTTTCAGAGAAAGATATATCCGTGCATTAAAGTCTAAAGCCTACGGTGGTAATGGTGCTGATTATAAAGAAAAAGTATTAAGCGTAAGCGGTACTGGTGGTTCTAAAATATACCGATGCTGGAATGGTGGTGGCACTGTTAAAGTCGTCTTCGTAAATAACGAATTTAATAAACCATCTGCTGAACTCGTTAAAGAAGTACAAAATGTATTTGACCCTACTCCTAATCAAGGTAAAGGCTATGGTTTAGCACCTATTGGACATACTGTTACAGTTGAAGCAGCGGAAGAAGTTATCGTTAATTATGAAATTCCTGTCGTTATGACAGCTGGCCATGAACCTAGTGAAATTCAAGCTGAATTAACTAAGAAAATAGAAGAACGTTTAAGGGTTAGACGTAAAGAATGGACCACTCAAGACGAGAAACAATTCTTAACGGTTAGAACTTCTGTAGTCACTTCTTTAGCTGTTGATTTAGATAAAGTAGTCGATGTAGGCGATATTAAAATTAATGGTAAAACTGTTAAACGACTTGATTTAAAACCTCATCAAATTCCTAAACTCGGTACTGTTACATTAACGAAAGGATAATCTATGACTATATTTGATAATTATACTCGTATCATTGATTTATCCGAATTTGCTGTACCAGTATCTGGCGAAACTGCTGAAATGCAAGAAATATATCGTGTCGAAAGCATCGAAATGCAAGCCTTATGGAATACGATGGTCGAAATATTCAGAGAACAGTTTGTTATGACTGCTGAATCTCATGGTTTAACGCAATGGGAAACCATATTAGACATTATTCCAGCTAGTGACGATACTATTGACGATAGACGATTTAATATCTTGTTGGCATTAGCTGGCCAACGTCCTTATACCGAAATTAAGCTACGAGAACTTCTCGATGGTATTTGCGGCCCTGGTAACTATCGTATAGTCAAAGATTATAAGAATTATAACGTTCATTTTAAAGTATCATTGGGCGTTAAAAAACAACGTGATGCTGTATCTAAGCTATTACGAGACTTAATCCCGATGAACCTTATCTACGATGTGGACTTATTATATAACCGTCATATCGATTTAAGTCGGTATACACATAAAGAATTAGCTAAATTTACTCATTTTGTACTTAACCAGGAGGTTCTACCTAAATAATGGCAACTTACACTAAAAATCTAAACTTATTAAAACCAGCCGAAAGTGAAAAATATGATGTAAACCTTCGAAATGAAAACTGGGACAAAATCGATGCTTCTGTCGGTAACTATACTGACGGCATTAAAAAACATAAAGAAGCTGACCCTATTGACCATCCAGACGGTAGTGTTACGACTCCTAAATTAAAAGATAAGTGTGTAACTCCGGCTAAGCTTAGCGACGAGCTTAATTTAAAGTTAAAGAACGACTTCGTTAAGCGTAGTGGCGATACGATGCAAGGCAACTTAACACTCGAAAACAGTAAGCGTATTTATTTCAATAATGGCGATAATATCACGCATGCTAGTATGTACATTAACGTCGCTAATACTCTCGATATCGGTGTTAACGAACTACCGGATAAAGCTGTTAATCGCATCTCCTTATGTAGCGTCGAGAAACCTCAGTGGTATAACACTAGAGTCGGCTCTAAAAAATTAGCAACTGAAGAAGACGTTACTAACGAATGTGACAAACGTGTTCTTAAAGCTGGCGACACAATGACTGGCGATTTAAAGTTTGAAAATAACTCCAGAATTTTAATTAAACGTAAGGCTGGCGGTGGTTATCATACTATCTCTGACGGTGGTGTAGATAACGGCCAAACCAATCTGGATATAGGTAACAAGGACTTCACCGCAGAGGCTAATTTATGTTGTTATAATCGACCTGGCTGGTACGGTAAAGATAAAACTAATACGTTTAAACCATTCTTATTTGATGATGATATGGTAATCACGTCTGGTACTGTTAGAGATGGTCAAACACTTCCTGTACCACAAGGTTTTAGAGCAGATGAATGTAATTGGCTATTAAGTATTAATAATATAAATACAACTGACCCGCAAGAGCATAGATTAGGTGGGGAGACTACTAGAATTATTAAGTGCTACCAAGAAAACTTAAGGGTAACTTGTGGTACAGACTTAACCGTAGATTATCAAATCACTTGGGGCGGTGGCGGTAGTGGTGACCCTAACCGTAGATATACCAAGTGGATACCAGGTACGGCTAACTATGTATGTATTTGTCGACGTCGTTTCCAATAAGGAGTTTAGATAATGGAACAAATTAAACGAAAAGACGAAACATTATATATTGGCTCCGACTGGTCTCGTGTATACGAAATTAAAGGCGGTTTTGATTTAACAGATACTAGAGCCGTATGCAAAATCAGAGATAAAAACGATGAATTATTAATTGAAGCTAATACAAGTATTCAAGATAATCGAATTTATATCAATATTAGCTCTGAGTTAAGTCTAAAAATGCCTAGAGATATTAAACAAGGTAAATACGACATATTTATTATCGGCAAAACATATACCTATAAAATTATGATGGGTAGCATCACATTTATTCCAGACGTTAGTATGCACTAGGAGATTTTTATATGGATAATTTAGAAGTTGTTACAATCGAAGCTAGAATACCTAAAGTAGTCGATATTACAATTCCGACTAATGGTATTATTGGTACTGGTTATATTGCTGGCCCACAAGGTCCAGCTGGTCGTGATGGCCGAGATGGATTAACTGGTCCAGAAGGTCCTCGTGGTCCACAAGGTATTCAAGGCGAACAAGGTATTCCAGGCCCTAAAGGTAATGCTTTCACTTATGAAGACTTTACACCAGAGCAATTAGAAGCACTTAAAGGTCCTCGTGGTGCAGATGGTGATATTGGTCCAACGGGTCCACAAGGTAATACTGGCTTACAAGGTCCAAAAGGTGAACCTGGTAAAGATGGAAAACCATTTACTTATGATATGTTTACACAAGAACAATTAGAAGCCTTAAAAGGACCAAAAGGTGACACTGGTTTACAAGGTCCGAAGGGTGAACCATTTAGATTTGAAGATTTTACTCCAGAACAATTAGAAAAATTAAAGGGACCAGCTGGTACTGGTGGTAATGTAGATTTATCTGCTTACGCTACCAAAAAAGATGCCGATAATCTTTATCTAAAAAAAGTAGATTTAAAAAATTACCTTACTATGATAGGCGACCCTAAATATGCACTTAAAACAGAGTTAAATAACTATATGCAGACAACGACGATTAGAGACACTTTTGTATCTAGAGTCTATGCAGATAATACATACGCCAAGAAAACAGATTTAAATAGCTATTTAATGACAGCGAAGGCTAACGACACTTTTTTATCTAGAACCTATGCAGATACTATATATGCTCAAAAGGGCTGGGCGTCTCAAACGTTTGCTTATAAAGGTGATTTAGGTGGTTTTATTAAGAAATCAGAGATTGCTCAGTATGCATTAACACCTGGCAATGCAGCAAGTACTTATGTAAATAATATTCAAGCTCGGTCTTTTGCTAAAAATACTGATTTAAATAATTATGTTTCTAAAACACAATACGATAAAGATATAACTGCTTTAACAGAACGCATTAAGGCGTTAGAAGGTAAATAGGTATTTGAATAATGAATAATATTAAATTTGCTGGTATTCCGTATCTTCATTTAGATGTATATCAAGGACATGACCACGTGTTCAATATTCAAGTCGAAGATGACAGTACAAAAGAAATTATCAGATATATAGAAGGCAACATCACATGTAAAGTACGACGTAATTCGCCACAAGGCGGTGTCGTACTTTCTTTTATGCCTACATTTAATACTGATACAAACTGCATCGACTTATTAATTAATAGTGAAGATACATCTTCTATTATGTTTAGCTACGATAATATCAAAGAAGAAACATTCTATTATGATGTACGTCTCGCTCACAATAAAAAAGATGAAGTGATTTGTTATGGTGATATGACAATTAAGGCTGGTGTTAGTCTATGATTAAAATAAATCGTGGTCAAAATAAAAATATCGTCTTATCCAAAGAAGCATTAAAAGAAATTCGTGGCTTATCTGCTTACGAAATTGCTAAACAAGAAGGCTTCACTGGTACCGTTGATGAATGGTTAGCATCATTAAAAGGTGTTAAAGGTGATAAAGGTGATACGTTTAAATTATCTGACTTATCACCAGAAGAATTATTAAGAATTAAAGGACCTCGTGGTGAAACTGGTTATACTGGTCCACAAGGTCCACAAGGCATTCAAGGTCTTAAAGGTGATAAAGGTGATATTGGCCCTAAAGGTGATATTGGCTTAACTGGTCCTAAAGGCGAACAAGGTATTCAAGGCGTACAAGGTCCTCGTGGTGAACAAGGTCCTCGTGGTATTCAAGGTAAAGATGGTAAATCATTTACATTAAGTCATACCTATTCTACCGTAGAAAAAATGAATGCTGATACAGATAATATTAATGAAGATGAATTTGTAGCTATCACAGATGGTCATATTTATCAAAAAGATAATGGCGTACTTATCGAAGTATTAAATATCCGTGGTCCACAAGGTATTCAAGGCGAACAAGGTATTCGTGGTGAAGTAGGTCCTAAAGGTGAACAAGGTATTCAAGGTCCAGTAGGTCCTAAAGGTGATGCTTTTAAATTTAGTGACTTCACGACAGAACAACTTGAATCTATTAAAGGTCCTAAAGGCGATAAAGGTGATATTGGTCCAGAAGGTCCTCGTGGTATTCAAGGTCCAGAAGGTCAACGTGGCGTACAAGGTGAACGTGGTCCTATTGGTCCACAAGGTATTCCTGGTTTAACTGGTCCAGAAGGTCCAAAAGGCGAAAAAGGTGATACTGGTAAAGTTGGTCCAGCTGGTCCTAAAGGTGATGCATTCACTTTCGAAGATTTTACGGAAGCACAATTAAAATTATTAATTGGTCCACAAGGTCCACAAGGTGAACGTGGCATTATTGGTCCAAAAGGTGAACAAGGTGATATTGGTCCTCGTGGTCCTAAAGGTGATAGAGGCGAACCATTCTCTATCTATAAATCCTATCCATCTATTGATGCTATGAATGCTGACGTAAATAATATTCCTTTACATAATCTAGTCATGATTAGCACTGATACAAATAATGAAGATAATGCTAAATTATATTTAAAAGAAGAAACTGGTTTAACATTCTTCGTAGATATTAGTGGTGCACAAGGTATTCAAGGTCCACAAGGCATTCAAGGCATTCAAGGTAAACCTTTTACATATTCTGATTTTACAGCTGCTCAATTAAAAGCGTTAACTGGTCCGAAAGGTGAAACTGGTGCTAAAGGTGATAAGGGCGAAAAAGGTGATGCATTTAAATATAGTGACTTTACGGCTACTCAATTAAATGGATTAAAAGGCCCTAAAGGTGATACTG